GGTGTTAGTTTTTGATGGGTTTGTAGGTGTAGTTGGGGAGGTCGGGGTGAGTGGTGGTTAGCTCGCTGGACTTGTAGTGGAGGGTGTAGTGTTCCCAGCTGGTGGGGAGGAGTGCGTGGAGTAGCCGGTTGATTTCGTGGCGGCGGTCTCCTGGGGTTTTGGGGTCGTAGTTGATGGTGGCGCACATGATGGGGTGGGTGGTGGCGTCGGTGCGGTAGATGGCGATGCGTTCTAGCATTGGTTGGTTCCTTCCTTGGTGAGGGTTTCGGTTTTCCATTCGAGGTATCGTGCGAGGCGTTCGAGGTCGAGTGCGTGTTTGACGGTGTTTTCGTCGGCTGCGGGGTTTGCGATGATGCCTTCGCAGAGGGTGTGTACGTGTGAGGTGACGTAGCGGGCTTGGTCTGCGAGGTTGGTGTTGATGTCCTTTCGGGTGGGGGTGTTGTGGGGTTGATGGGTGAGGAGGTCGTCGATGCCGGGGACGGTGTTTGCAGAAGCGGCGAGCGCGGGTGCTGCGGCAGGGCGTGGCTGGTAGGTGGTGGGGACGGGGACGGTGAGGAGTTCGTGTTCGTGTTGCTTGATCCAGGCGGCGGTGGCGAGGCGTTCGGTTTTGTTGTGCTTGAGGCGTGCGTACTTGATCCGTCGGGCGAGCGCGTTGGTGGGGGCGTAGAGGAGTTTGTTTTTGCCGTTGGAGGCGTATTCGATTCGGTTGTTGTCGGGGATTTGGGATTGGAGGGAGTTGCCCTTGTAGCCGGCGGTGCGGGCGATGTCGAGGATGCACCACCAGACGCGGGTGGGGTTGTGGAGCGCGTCGTGCTGGACGGCGAAGCGGATGGTGTAGCCGTTGTGGGTGGTGGTGCCGGGGAGGTAGGTGTTGGTGTTCACGGTGTTTCTCCTTAGTGAGTGGTGGGCTCGATGATGATTCGCACGCCCGGGCTGGGGTGGAACTTGTCGGTGTAGTTCTTGGTGGCGGTGAGGGCGACGCATCGTGCGTCGTCGTCGATGATGTCGGCGGCGGTGAGGGAGTCGAGTACGGCTCGTGTGAGTTTGTCGACGTCGGGTTTGACGGCGTGGATACCTGCGCCGTTGGGGTCTCGGTATCGGGGGCGTTGGGGTGGGGTGAATCTGAAGTCGAGGTAGATGGTGAAGGGGCCGGGGACGCGGCGGCCTTCAGCTTTGGCGGCGAGCGCGGTTTGCAGGGTGTTGCGCCAGGGTTTGAGTCTCTTGTTGGCTTCGATGAGTCTGGCGCGGCGGCCGTGTCTGATTGCTGTTTTGGAGCCTTGGGGGATTGGGGTTCCTCTTACGAAGAAGATGAGTGGCTCTGGGTGTTTGGTCATTGGTTTGTCCTTAGCGGAAGAAGCTGCTGATGACGGTGGCGAGGATGATGATGCCGGCGAAGACGAGGGTGAGACAGATCTGGGTGGTGCGGAGCTTGTCGCTGAGATCGGCGATGCGTTGGTCCTGCCAGTTGGCGCGGCGGTTGGCTTCCTTGAGAGTTTCGGTGTGTTCTTTGAGGCGGTTGGCGACTGCTTCGGTTGAGGTGTCGTAGGCGGCTTCGAGGGTGGTGAGCCGCTGGTTGAGGGTGGGGGTATTTTTGGGTTTGGGGGTTGGCTCGGGGGTGACGTCTCCTGCGAGGCGCTTGATGTCGTTGTAGCTGATGGGTTTGGGGGTGGTGGTCATGGGGTGCTCCTTAGTGGGTGTTGGGGATGGGTAGGTCGTGGGTGCTGTGGGTTTCCATGTAGTGTTTGGCGAGGCTGGTGATGAAGTAGTGCTTCAGCTCGTTGCTGATGTCTAGGTTCCCGGGGCCGAGCTGTGCGTGGGGCGGGATTTTGTGGTTGAACCATTTGCAGCACTCTTCGACGGGGCAGACGATGATGAGGTTCCGTGTGTTGTCGGAGCCGTCGAAAAGTATTTCTACGCCAAGGAAGTTCTCACCGGCGTTCCACGCGGCAGTTGCGGCTTCTAAGCAAGCGTCGCCGGCGGCTACGAGGTTGTTCCACGTTACGGTGTGTTCTCGCTGTAGGTGGTTGAGGGTCGCAAGGCGGATGTCCTTCATGGTGGTGTCGTCAGAGGGGGTGAAGAAGTTTTGACCGCATCCCTGGCAGTGCAGGCTTGCGAGTTCGGCGCCTTCTTCGGAGGTGGTGAAATTCGCCGTCCAGAGTTTGTTGATGTAGGTGTAGGCGATTGAGCGGCCGCTGGTCATGGTGACTCCTAAAGTGCTGGGTGTTTAGAACGGGGGCTGGTCGGTGGTGTACGGGGTGGGGTATGCCGGTGCTTGCTGGTATCCCTGCGGCGAGCGCGGGGCGGGCTGTGCCGCCGGTGCCTGGGGGGCGGGGTGTTGCTGGTATCCGTTGGTGGGCTGTGCCTGGTATCCGTGGGGCGGGTACTGGGTGGGTACTGCGGGGCGCGGTGCCGGGCGGCCGGCGGGGGAGCCG